AGAAACCAACTACCAATGCATTCGAAGAGGAGATTGATTCAAACGATGATGATGATGAAGAAGTTCAAAATCATCATCGTAATTTGCCCGCACCCACCGCACCAGGTAGAGAGACTGCCGAGCGTGATGAGGAAGGTAATATTGATGATCCCTTATTTGGTACAAACAATGATCCTAATCCGACTATTAAACCGGTTGTTAACAACAATACCCGCGTTAGGAATCATGCAGTTATGTCAGATTATGTTGGAGATTATGTTAAATTAATATTTAAGCAAAACATATTGTATGTTAATTGCGCAAACCACAATCTCACTGACGGCGCTGGACAAGCTAAGGCATTCAAAGCGCTGTTAAAATCATACGGTTTACGTGATTATAGGCAAGATGTATACAAATTGGCAACCTGCGAATTTGCTGATCAAAATGTCGCTTTTTATAAATTAATAGTTAATGGATATGTGTTAAATTTCTGTTTAGCAGTAGCTGTCGATCTTAATGACGCTCAAAAGAAAATAATTGATGCACATGATGTTTTAGTTAACATCATTGGTCGTATTAATCAATATTCAAAACAGAATAATCTCATTGCACATTTACCATTAATAGGTACGCAATTATTTAGAAATCCTGTGGGTTGTTTCGTCAGCGCCTACAGATCATGTGATACCACCAATATTTCATTGTGCTTTTTAAACGTAGAAGAACAGACTATGTATTACAATGCGCTTGCTTGCAAGTGTTTTGTTGCATCTTACATCAAATACGCAATTCCAATGGATATTAACCCTTATTTCGGTGGTGTTTTTGACAAAAATAAGTGCGGATTTTCTCCCGCTAACTTAATTCTTTTGAATAATACACCTGCACCAAACAATAATACAGACAACACGATCTTAAACAATGCTAATGACGATATTATACAACCTAATGATCCTGTTGTCACAACGAACACCAATCCAACTACTACACAGACCGAACCAGACGTCGTTGAAGAAGAAGTTGTTGAAGAACGAGAGTTTTCAAATTTAGACACTGCATCTGATAAAAAGAAAGAACTTAAACTCAAGATGAGAGAATTAGCTTACGCAGCTATGATTAAATTTAAAGCTACCAACAACCGAACACTTCTTATCAACGATACTGAAACCGTTTTAGTTGAAGAACCTGTTGTCAAACCCAATCAAGCGCCACAACCTGAAGCGCCTACACCAACCAACGATCCTAAACCTGAAGTCGTTGTTAGCGGAAAACCTGCCATTATGGTTGAATTTGGTGATAACTATCTTCGTCGTGACGTTGGTATAAATATTAACACAGCTGATTCTGATGTTGAGAAATATGAAGCAGAAATCAATAGAAAACGAATAAGAGAAGCAGATGGCACCTTACACTCTATACGTGATATGCGACGCATTTTCACCAGATTGTGTGATGCCGTACGCACTCTCCCTTTCGAACAAACTAAAGATTGCACTATTGCCCATCACAATAGTCGTTTTCCATCCTTCAAATATGACGAAACATCCATGAATGTATTAGCGAAGTATTTTGGTGTTGACAAACGTATATGTATCGTCCCTCGTAAAAATTTGAACATTAGGCACAAAAATTTTGGCTACAATAGACCTAAAGAATTCAGAAATGTTTTCTCACCTAACAATTGTTTTATTGAAGCCATATACTTGTCAGCAGGCCTTAACATGCCAGTTAGTGAGTATTACGCACTTTTAGCTTATAATTTAAACATGGATGGTTTAACCATAGAAGAAATTGACGATTATCTTATTAAAGGTAACCTAGAATCTCAAGCTTACGAAAACGTTAGTCGTATTTTAGCGCAACTCGGTATTTATTACAATTGTATTAATCTGAACGATGTAATTATACACGGGATTAATTATCCGAAGGGGGGCATATACATGAAAAATCACAGTGGTAAAATACCTAACGTACCCGTAATTTACTGGACAGGTACTGATGACGGCAAGCAAGGACATTTCTTTTACCAAACACATTTGAAAGGTTCTGCAAAAGATAAATTTGCACCTTTATTTATGCGTATCGCCGCACGCAATGTACCAAAACGTACCTTTGTTGAGCTATCGTGTGCTCCAGGGGCTGCATTGAAAATAATCTCTGGCATGGAATATTTCAAAGATACTAAATTTATTGGTTACCATTATGAGAAAGGCTTACCATTAGATAAAGACATTCCAGCCAAAATTAGTATTATACCTTATAAAACTTATTCCGAAATTCAGAAGAAAGGTGATATCGTCTTCTGCGATGCTGCAACAAAACAAAATTCTGAAATGTTTATTAAAGACCTTATTCCAATCGCTATACGTAATACCGTTGTTGGTGGCACTACCGTTATTAAAACTTTCGGCAACCCATTCACGCTTTACGAATTAGTTAATCACTATGATGATTATGAAATAGTATTGAGAGAAGGAACTTTAGAAAGATATTTCATATTGTACAACAAGCATAACGCACAGGATGGTAAACTCACTTTTGATAAAGTGTATGACGAAACTTTTCTGCGAGAAACATTTCATTCTATGAATATCTCATCATCTCGCATACAGGAGTTTTATAAGTACCACTTTCGTGATATTAGTACAGGCCAAAATAAAGTAATTCAAGCAGATAAAATTAAAGATTGCTTGGTAAAGTTTACCGCAATCACTGGACACGCTAGTGCAGCTAAGACTACATCAGTTCAGAAATCTCATCCACAAGCAATATGGTGTGCTCACTCAACTGTTATGAAAAACAAACATGTACATAGTGGTTCTAACAGTTATACTGAACACAGTGTATTGAATAAATTGGATAAGAAATTAGAACAAACACTCATAATTGATGAATGCTCCTGTTTCTGTCTTGAATTTGTTGCACTTTTACAGCTATCATTCCCAAAACTTAAGATACTTATCATCGGTGATATTTATCAAACACCCAAAGTAGCATACGACTCAGACTACAAATTTATGCCGTTCACCGAATGCGGCGTCGTTAATAATCTTATAGATGTTTTTGCCATACCTCAGGACATCTGCCGTTTCATAAATTCCAAATTTGGATATCATATGAGAACTAAATCCAAAGTTGAAAAAGGTTTATATTACGCACCAGTCGTTACCAATAAAATGAAGAAATACCCTTGGATTGCTTTTAATCGTAAGGACGTAGACAGACTTAGAGATACTGATGGTTACAATGCGCACACTATAACTACCTATCAAGGTAGTCGTGAAAGTGATGTTGTATTTTACCTAAGTTCAAAAGGTGTACACGATCTTAAAGATAAAACCGAATGGGTTTACACAGCTATAACACGTGCTACTTCCAAACTTTATTTAACAGGTGATGAACAATTTATTAAATCTTATTTTAACATTCACGGCACGATGATAAACATCTATAATGAAGAATCTCAAATTTTACTTAATGACGACACCGTTATCCATCCCCTACAAGATTTACCTATGACAGCGGCAGCTAACGTTGCTACTGAAGATGTCTCCGTAGATGTTGCTATGGACATACTAAGAGCTGCTACCCACACAACAGATTACAACGCAGCTGATTGGCAGGGCCCTTATTTGAATCCTAAATTAGACAGTGGCAAATTGAGAACACCACTTGAAAATTTCATTTGTAATGACAAGGACAAAACAGTTCATGTTTTTTCAAAGTTTGATTTATTCACTAAACATCAAATGGCTAGCGTACCCATAAACAACGTTGCTACTCTTACAGGAAGGTATTCAAAAAGAATGCCACATATGGGACCTAAAGAAGCTGAGAAATTGGCTAGACAACTAATTGGTTCATATGCAAAATTACTTTACGGCAATGATCATAGCGTTCATAAACTTAAACGCGATCTTAAGTTAACTCCCGAAGAGAAAACTCACCATCTTAAAGAATATATTAAGTCCTATTCAGAGAAGTTTCCTGCACAGGCAAAAGATGTTGATTTTAAAGATATTATGGATTTTACACAAGAGGAATTGTCATTTATGGCTAAACAACAAGAAAAATTCTCCTCTGACCCAGGTTTTGACGCAAGCGAAAAAGTCTTACAAGGAGTAGCTGCTTTTAGTAAGAAAATAAACATACACCTTTGTGCTTACGCTAGAGCTTGGAATCACAAACTTCACGAAATCATCAAGAAAGAAAAACGACCCATCATTCTTAAAACTTTAGGCAGCGACGAGGAATTCGCAGCCAATTATGCTGAACATTGGCGAAATTGCCCTGAAGCTATGCTTGAGAAATTTCTTAAATGGCTCTGTATAGATGTAGGTGAATGGGACGCATCTTTTAATGATGTGATGATCCGCTTTTCAAGGATAATACAAAAATGGCTCGGCATTCCGACCGAATTAATTAATTTTTTCTTTTTATTTAGGAGTCACTGGATTATGGTATATAGAAACGCTTTTGGCGTTACAACATTAGAAGGAGAAGGTAAACAATTCTCTGGTAATCCTTTTACTCTTATTGAAAACACTTCTTTAAATATGGCAATTACCGCCCTTATTCTTGTCTTAGTTAATGTTATTTTATATTTATTTGTTGGAGACGATTCTGCATTCTTAACTGAGCATTATACCTTTTCAAAAGAAGGGCAGGATTTCTTAAATTACAGTAGGCATGTCCTTAAAATACATTTCGATACAGTTGGTGAATTTGCTGGCTTTTTACTTTTGCAAGACATGGTTTTTCCTGATGTCTGGCGTCGAGCTGCAAAATTGCTTGGCAAGGCATATAGAGATCAGAAACATTTTGATGAAGCAATAATTAGTACGAAAGCTGTTATGGCTACCTGTAAAACCACGTACCAAATATCATCATGTTGTTTTGCTACACAAAAACATTACGAAAACCGTATCGATTATAACCAGGCTTGGTTTCTTTTTAATTTTCTAAACAGTTGTGAAAAACACAAATTTAGAGATTTATCTGAAATCAAACTAATGGTTAAAAATTTCCATACTTAAATGTGTGACTGCTCTACCTTATCACACGAAATTTCGAACACCTAGTGTACTTTTAATAATATTTGATACTTAATTTTCATTTTACTATTTTCTTTTTAAATTTTAACTTAATTAATTTTACTTATTAAATTATAAATTTATTTCTTTTCTTTTGTTTATTTT